ATTGTCCGACTTGGTATTGACTTTGATGCTGTAATGGACGACAACGTATCCGCAATCGGTAACCTTGCAATTGCCTCATGGCAACAATGGGAGACCCATACTTTTGGGGGCTATGACCCTATGAATGACGATGATGAACTAGAGATCTTGACCCCAAATGATGGGCAGATAGTTGCTATACCCCCTGTAACACATACCCCCACTTCTTTGGTTTCTGGGGGGTCAACTATTGCTATCAACACCCCAACTAAGAGGCACGAGAGTGAGCGTGTATTGCTACCAGTAATGGGTATGGAAACCATCACCTCCTTTGGCTCGCAAACCGTTGATACAGAAGGGGATTCTATAGAAATTGACCCTGAAAAGGTCAACGTAATTCGTTACAATGCGAACCCTTTACGCCAGTGCGATAGTTGCTATCTGAGCAATAGATGTCCTAGTTTCAAGGAACATTCAGAATGTGCGTTTAATCTCCCGATTGAGATCCGTACAAAGGATCAGTTACAGGCGGCGATGCGTGCATTATTAGAGATGCAAGTAGGTCGTGTGATGTTCGCTCGCTTCGCAGAAGAACTTGAAGGACAGGGTCTTGACCCAGCGTTGTCATCGGAAATGGATCGTTTGTTTAACTTGATTGATCGCTTCAAAAACATCTCCGATACCCGTGACACCATCCGACTGGAGATGGAAGCCCGAGGATCCAGCGGTGTCTTGTCCCGTTTGTTCGGTGCCAAGGCTGGAGAAACTAGTCGCATGCTTGAGGGTGGCGGTATGGGCGCCCAAGCAACCAACGCCCTGTACGCAGATGTGCTGGATCTCTCAGACGATAATTGACAAACACGTAGTTCACCCTGTAGTATTCGCTGTCTTTATGTAGTACGGGGGCTTATGAACCAAATAACGGATGTCGTTATTGATCTTGATGGCGTTGTGTACCCCTTTGCTGACGCCTTCAAGCAGTACTGTGTTCGTAACCTTCATTTAAACCCCAAGACCTTGGACTATCCAACACGATGGGAGTTCTACGAAGACTGGGGGATGACCCGCACAGAGTTTGATGCTCATGTCTTGGATGCAACGGTCAATTACGGCTTATATGCCACCATGCTTCCCGAGTACCACGCAGACTACGCATGGCAGGTAATCAGAGATTTAAAACTGACACTTCATGTCGTTACTTTTAGACCGCCAGAAGCACACCACCAAACACGGCGTTGGCTAGACGATCACAAGTTAACTCCTGATCACCTATGGTTCCCTACAACCAGTAAAGGTGATGTCATAAGAGAGATCGGTGGGAAATCCATCGCAATTGAAGACAATGTGGGCTACGCACTGGACATGCAACAAGCAGGAGCCACAGTGCTCCTTCGCACACAACCATGGAACAGTAGTTACACAGAACTATTACGTGTAGACAACCTACGGAGTTTTGCCAAAGTTATCAATCACCTAACCAACGAGGAATACCTATGAGACCACCACTATTCAATAACCGCACAGACATCTTGACGGAGGCAGAAACCCTTGTCAACGGTGACCGCAACGATACATACGGTGACCCGATTGATGACTTCGCCACCACGGCAGAGATGTGGTCAACATACCTTCGCCGTGTTGTGGACAAGCGAGAGTCAACACAACTCAAGCCTCATGACGTTGCTGTCATGATGACCCTTCTCAAGATCTCCCGTATTTCATGGTCACCTGAGAAGCGTGATCACTGGGCAGACAGCGCTGGCTACATCGCATGTGGTTGGGACTGCGTAGTTCGTGAAGAGGGGTATCACAATGCCTAATGGTCATATGTATTTCAACGAATGGTATCCAAAGGGTGAACCAAACCATTGGACGATGGCACAGGAAGTAGAACGTGAGCGCAGGCGTTTGTCTAAAGCACTCGGCATGATTCCGCAGATCGTTAAAGAAGAAACGGCTACAACTTTAGAAGAGTTTTCCGCTAGGGCTGAACTATCCATGGCAGAAGTGTTGCTGGATAATTGGGAAGACATCATCAATATTGCAGTGGAGAACAAACGATTGTCAGGTGAAGTTGTATCACTACTTGCTCAGATTGAAAAGATGAACGAGCAGGTGGAGCGCATGAGCACAGCGATCTACACAGCAATTGAAGCAACCATTCGTCCGCTTCGTGACAAGCGTATTCACGATGGCATTCCAACGGAAGAGTTCTAGTTGCCTCAGTTCGCAGAGGATTGGCGTAAGCAGGCACTCTGCAAAGACCGACACATAGATCTTTGGTACCCACCGCTAGATACAGATGTGCCAGAGAATTACTACACAGTCTCTAGAGCCGTATGCAGACAGTGCCCTGTATGGAAGGACTGTTTAGATGATGGAATGGAAGAGAAGTGGGGGTTGTGGGGCGGACTCACACCACAAGAGCGAACAGCGCTCACTGTTGAACATCCGAAAGCGAGTGTACTTCGTGCACACGGTACATGGGTGCGCTATCGCCAAGGATGCAGGTGTACGGAATGTGTAGACGCTGAGTCAAAAGAGATTAATGAAATAAATATTCAAGAGATTCCCAAAATGGGTACGGAACTGATTGATTTAGAGATGCTTAAGTTTAGGTTGATTCAGCCTTAACACCTGTAAACTAGAAGGGTAACGCCCATAGAGTTCTTCACAGAATCCTGTGGGCGTTTTGCTTTATCCGCCTATCAAGGAGAAGAATATTGTTAGATCGCTCGTTAGTTATCGTTGGACTCGTGTTCACATCAATCACATCATTGTTGGTGGGACTGGCTCCAAGTAATCAACAGTCCGAAGTAACAACAATTCAGTTAACCCCATTTGTTACGGCAGTAGCACTTGAGGTAGTAAATGCAAAGGAAGTGTTGCCTGAACAACAGGCAGTTCCAAAAGGAATACCGAAAGATAAGACAAAGCGATGCCCCCAATGGGAAGCCAAGTTTCGTGAACATGGTTTGCCAGTCGTTGCGTTTTCGTATATTTCATGGCGTGAGTCACGGTGCAATGAACTGGCACACAACACCACGCTAAACAAAAATAAATCACATGACCTCGGACTCGTCCAAGTGAATTCTTCATGGCGGACGGTCACGAGAGACATATGCGGAACAGGGATCAAGGGTCTATTTGATGTGGACTGCAACCTGTCGGTAGCGAAGTATCTCTACGACAATGGCGGACTGCAACACTGGAGCCTCTAGACACAACGTACACGAACAAGTAGGATGTACACATGACAAACGAACTACAACCCGAACACTTGGCAGGCACAAGTGAAATCGCTGTGATACTTGGAGTAACCAAACAGCGCATTCATGCACTGCGTAAACAGAAGAAGTTCCCACAACCGATCGCAAACTTGGCATCAACACCAATTTGGGATAAGCGTGACATTCAAGCATTCCTTGCTGAATGGCGTCCATGGAAGGTGACACCACAATGAGCGAGAAGCGTCACTACGAATGCCCGCAGTGTGGGAAAGTCATCACTGTGTATGTAAAGCCATCGGTACCACCGACATGCACCAACCCTGAAAGACACACCAGCGTCACCGTTGAAATGGTGGAGAAGAAATGAAGGTAGGTTTCGCCAGTGGTGATTACTTACCAGCACAACAAGCCTCTGATGGTGTCCCACACTGGGGTGGCTCAGGTTGGGCACGTCTCGGTCAGTATGTTGAATGGCTAGAGCACTTTGAGAAAGATGTCTTAATCGGGGTGCTCACATGGAACCGAGATCACTTCTGCATCCGAGGAGTGGATGATAAGTTGACTGCAGTAGATGTCATCGTGATGCAACGCCTCATGCACGACTCTCTTTCGGATCACATTGCCAAGGCTCGTTCTATCGGTCAGATTGTTATTAATGATCTAGACGATTGGTATTGGGGGCTTGATCCAGCCAACGATGCGTTCTTGTCATCACATCCAAAGACCAACCCAAAAGAGAACCGAGACCACTACAAGAAGGTGCTTGCCTCTAGCAATGTGGTCACTGTGTCAACGCCATACCTTGCTGACCGCATCAAGTCATTCGTGCATTGCCCGATCCTCATTATTGAGAACACTGTAGATATCGCACGGTTTACACCTCACAATCACACCGATAGTTCTGTTCCTGTGGTTGGTTGGGTAGGAGCCACGAGCCATCGCTCCAGTGACTTAGAGATCATGAAGGGGATCATCAACCCTTTACTTGCTAACAACGAAATTAAGTTTCATCACAGTGGGCACTACTCACATGCACCATCGGTAGCCAGCAAACTCGGACTTCACGAAGATCAAATAACTGTTATGAATGCTGTTGGCGCTAAAGAATACCCATCGCTGTTGACCATGGACGTGGGTATCGCACCATTGCGTGACACGCCATTCAACCACGCCAAGAGCGACATCAAATTGTTGGAGTACTCCGCATCGGGTATTCCATGGGTCGGCTCATCATTGTCAGCGTATGAGGGATTGCGTAAGAGTTGGGGGATTGGTCGTACTGCGAGTAAACCATCGCAGTGGCTCAAGCATCTGAGGGATCTCAAGGATCCAGTCAGGCGAGCAGACGAGGGAGAGGCTTTAAGAGAAGCAGTGCGCTCACGAGACATCAGCCTCGGAGCACACCGCCTCAATTCACTTATTGAAGATATTGCTTAATTTAATACGCTCTATCTTCTTGAGAGACTGCATGTCCTTACCACCCCACACGCCCCAGCGAATGTCGTTCTTGACGGCATAGCGCAGGCACTGTAGTACTACAGGACAGCCTTGGCATATTTCTACGGCTTGTTGTCTCTTTTGTCGTACTTCTTTGGTGTGTCCTACTAAGCCAGTAGCAAAGAAAGTAGTTGTGTCTTCATGTCGGCATGACGCAAACTTGCGCCATGTTCCAACCTCGGGGAATGGTAGGGGATCCATGATCTCTTTGTTGAGCAAGGTGCTCCGATGTAGCGGGGGATTTGACTCCCCCGCATCATCGTAGTAATCCCAACGGTTCATACGAGGACTACATCCTCCAAGATCCGAATGACCTGACGGTCAAACTCATCGGTCTTGCCGTTGAGTGCGTTCATTGCGTTGCGCTCAACACGGCTGTCGTCCTTGCCACTCATGTGGTGCTGGTAGGTGTTGAATGCTTGCAACACTCCGAGACCAGTTCCCATCCATGGAGCGACTCGTGGGTCGTTCTTGTAGAGGTGACGGATCGCTTCCTGCTTGTTCTGTGAGCGACTGATCGCTTGTGGGCGAGCCTCACCTTCAGTACCAACAGGCACGAGACGATCCACGATGGCGTCCCATTCGGACTGTGTCACAGTGATGGACGAAAGGCGCTCAATCTCAAGCGACACTTCATCAGCCATGCTGTGGATAATTCCGAGAGCGTCACGGATGTCTTGAATGCGTCCGTTGCTGTACTTGCTGTGACGAGTCTTGAACTCTGATCCCTGCTCACCGAGCGCTCCAGCGAGCGTGTTGTCGCAAACCACGGCGGTGACTACTCGCTTGAATGTTGTGGCAAGCGTGCCGTTGTGGCTCGTAGTTGCGAGCAAGTGTGGACGGAACTCAAAGCCCGCCTTGGTGCCGATTGTCTCAGGCATCTCAATGCTGACCCATGCGACACCGCCACTGCGAAGCAAGCCCGCAGAACCGATCTGCAAGTTGCTGTCATCAATCACGTTCGCCACGGTACCGAGCAACCACTCCTCGTACTGGTGGATCTGATACGAATCCTTGAAGAGACCAAGCGTCTCGTAGTTGTCGTCACGCACGATTGCCTTGCGGTCATCCTGTGGGATGTACTTGAAGGTTCCGTTGTTAGGCACTTGCACGAATACTGGTGCTTCAATTGCCTTCCAGTGAAACAGGCGACGCTTGACATCTTCAACAGGGATCGCCTGCTCGTAATGGTTTGGCTCAGTTCCCTGATCGGTTGCCTTGTAGTGCCATGCGTTCCCACGCTTGGATGTAAAGCCCACCAATACATTTTGGTTGAGCCACTGGCTGGTTTCTCTTGACATGATGTTTCTCCTTGTTGTTTGGGTTATTTGGTTTGTTGTACCACTGAGATAAAACTACCTCCGTGGGACGGGAATTGCAACTTCTGTTCTTATTTTGTGGGAAGGTCAATGACCTGCCCGTTTTGGATAGTTGACCCGTAGGTCTCTACTAGGTCATTGACGGCGGACTCTATGTTGCCCGAGCAGTTGCTCTGAGCGAT